TGATGAGCTGTATTTAATAATACAATCACAAATAGAATTGGGTACTGTTAGTGGGGATAAATATAGGAGATATGTAGAGTCTATCAGTCAATTTATTGAAGCTGGGAAAAAGCTGTTACAGAATAAATAATGATATTATGAAATACTTTCTTGATTTGTTTTCCGGAATTGGTGGTTTCGCTCTTGGAGCATATTGGGCTGGACTGAAATTTGATGAGCATTATTTTAGTGAGGTTGATGATTATGCAATCAGAGTCTATAAACAACGGTTCCCAGATGCAATTGGACTCGGAGACATCCGAAAAATCAGAGGACAAGACCTCCCGAAAGGTGATTGGATTACCTGTGGAGGATTCCCCTGTCAGGATATTTCTGTCGCTGGCAAGGGAGCTGGGCTGGCAGGTGAAAGAAGCGGATTATGGTTCGAGTACGCACGGCTCATTGGCGAGGTACGACCACGATATGCAATCATGGAGAACGTCGGAGCCTTATCTTTTCGAGGACTTGAAACCGTCCTTGGTTCGCTTGCCGAAATCGGGTATGATGCGGAATGGTGTAATATATGCGCCTCTGATGTTGGAGCGCCGCATAAACGGGAACGATTGTGGATTGTGGGCTACCCCCACGACGATGGATTCGATGGCTCCCAAAACGGAAAAAGCATTGTTCAAAGAAGCAACACAGACAAGACCTGGAAGGAAGAACTGGTCAAATCTTCGGGATCAGGTTGTTCAGGGGAAACGGATGTGGCCTACGCCAGCGGCGAGGGACTGGAAGGATGGGAAAAAGCCGTACAGCTGGAAAAAGGATGGCACAGCGACACAGGATACGATAGGAAGAAGATTGGCAGCAGCTGGAGAAACAGTCAATGGGACTCTGAACCCGGTTTTCGTCGAGTATCTAATGAATTACCCTAAAGGATGGACAGACCTTGACGCTTCTATTGTTTCCCATTATACTATGGGTATCAGTATAATAGGAGATAATAATGCCAAGACCCAAAAAGATCGATCCGGTCAAGAATTGCCAGTTTTGCGGGAAGCAACTTATGAGGAAAATAATCAACGGAAGGCTGGAAGATCGGGGAATATTCCTGAAACGGAAGTACTGCAATCAGGATTGCATGGCGAAAGCATTTATCAAGAAGAATGTGGAAATAACAACCATGCACAAGAGGGCGCAGAAATACAAAAAAACCTCTTGCCAGATATGCGGAGCGACAACGAAATTACAGGTTCATCATCAAGACGGGAACCCGATGAACAATGCTCTGGACAACCTGATAACCTTGTGCGGCTCCTGTCATCTGAAATGGCATTGGACTCATGGGAAGAAGAATCCAAAACGCCAGACTGTTTGCAAAATATGCGGAGAGCCTTCGAGGAAATTGGATATGTGCCAGAAACACTACCAGAGATTCAGGAAGTATGGCGATCCATATCTGACGAAGAAAAAGATTGGATCAAAATACGAATTAGTACAAGACATTCCTGGTGTGAAGAATGGCCAGGGGTTCCAAGAGTAGCATCCTCAATACCCTCTAGGGTGGACAGACTTAAATGTCTCGGAAATTCGATTGTCCCTCAAATTGCAGAATTGATTTTCGAGCAGGCTGTATTTGATTTATGGAGAACTGTATGATAAATAGTTTTTAGTCCAATAAGAAATCATTTTCCATACAGTTACAATAAAGTAATACAAAAAGCTCTTGACAAAATAAAATGTGTGTGATATACTTCTAATTGATAGGAGATAATCGATGAAAAATTGCCCTTGGGATTTAACCTTTTATACGTTCGGAGCTGCGAACGTTGAGTGTAAACTCGGAAACCCTTTTAAGGGACAGCCAAAGCCTCCTATCCGCTTTCATCTTTTCCTCCTCCTATTCCTATAAGGGTTGATTCCAAGGGCTTCTTTTTTATACTACAACCATGAAAATAGCAGATTATGATAACGGTGTTTTAGTATTAAAATTTTTTGGCAATGATTTTGAAAGTGGACTTGCAGAAGTTAAAGAACTTACAAGTCCATATTTTATTCCAGCAGGTAAATTTTGGACTGCTCCATATGCAGATTCTAATATTCAAAAACTTAAAAAGCATAATTGGATTTTTACTGAAAAATTGAATGCTATTATAAATTCAAATATAGTGAAAGAAGTTATTATAGATGAATCAAAATTGGAAGGGTTACTTCCATTTCAGAAAGAAGCAGTAAAGTGGCTGGAATCAAGAAATGGTACTGGATTGATTGCCGATGAAATGGGATTAGGTAAAACTATTGAAGTGATAGGATATACAAATATTCATCAAGAAAAGTATCCTATATTGGTAATATGCCCTGCATCAGTAAAAATGAATTGGGGAATTGAAATTGAAAAATGGGCTTACAATAAAAAATATGAAATTCTTTACAGCACAAGACCATATGAAATATATGAAAATAATTGGATTATTATAAATTATGATATTCTTAAAGATTGGGTTTTAGTATTGTCAGAAATGAAGTTAAAAATGATAATATTGGATGAATCACAATTTATAGCAAACAATCGCACATTACGAGCAAAAGCAGTAAAAGGATTAAGAAAAGTATATAAGAATATACCGATTATATGCTTATCTGGAACACCTATACGGAATAGACCGTCTGAATTTTTTACTACATTAAATCTTATAGCTCCTAAAGTATTTCCTAATAGATATAAATATTTACAGGAATTTTGCAGTCCTACTTATAATGGTTTTGGATGGTCATACAATGGAGCTTCTCATATAGATGAATTATATGAATTAGTAAAGCCTTATATGCTACGGAGAACAAAGAAAGAAGTAGCATTAGAACTTCCTGATAAAATAAAAACTATTATTCCATTGGAACTTGAAGAAGTAGAAAAAAGAAATTATTTAGACGCAGAAGGTGAATTTGCTGAATGGCTGAATAATCATTATACTACTTTGATAAAGGAAAGGGAATTATTAGAACATTTACGGCAATTAGCATATCTTGCTAAACGGAAAGCTATGCTACAATGGATTAGTGATTTTCTTTCTACTGATGAAAAATTAGTAGTTATGGCTTATCACACAATGGCTATTGATGATATTTATAGTAAATTCAAAAATGTAGCAGTTAAGTTTGATGGAAGGACTAATCAACTTGATAGACAAAAAGTCATAGACAAGTTTCAGAAAGATGAAAAAACAAAATTGTTTATTGGACAGATAAATGCTGCTAGTGTAGGAATTACTTTAACAGCAGCTCATTCATTAGCATTTGTAGAATTTACTTATACTCCTACAGACCATTTACAAGCAGAAGATAGAATCCATAGAATTGGTCAAGATGCTGAAATGGTGAATATTTATTATCTTATAGGCTTTGGAACAATAGAAGAAAAGATAACTAAAATGCTGAATATAAAGAATAATGTAGTAAGCAAAGTAGTTGATGGAAAAGAAGATAAAGAATTTTTTGGTGAAGAAGACATATTAAAAGAACTTATTAAACAATATAGGAAATAAGTAATGGAACTGAAGACTATTGATTTAAGTGCCGAAAGAAAATTACTTACTAATCTAATAGTTTCTGATGAATTTTGTAAAAGAATTGTTCCAATATTTAATCCAATATATTGTAAAAGCAAATATGCTCAAATAATAAGTGAATGGATTGTAGAATTTTATAATGTTTATAAGAAAGCTCCGAATAAAACAATAGAAGATATTTATAAAGAAAAAGTAAATGTAATTCAAGATGATATAGCAGATTTAATTGCTGATTTTCTACAGAATATATCTGATGAGTATATACAGACTGTTGAGAATATTGAATATGATATAACTCAGGCTGAGCAATATATAAGTGCTCGGTCAATGGAAGTGATGATAGAAAATGTAAAAAGGTCTTTACAGAAAAATGATTTATTGCAAGCAGAAAAGTTTATAGCTGAATATAAAAAGCCAGCGGCAGTATCTGATAGTGGAGTTGATATACTGAATGATGCTGCATTAGTGTCTGATGCATTTAATGAAGAAGATGAAATACTTTTTAAGTTTCCTGGAGCGTTGGGTGAATTAGCTGGTGAATTTCATAGAGGTGATTTTGTCAGTTTCTTTGGGCCACAAAAGCGTGGTAAGAGCCATATGTTATGGTATTCGGCAGAAGCAGCAATGTATAAGGAATTGAAAGTAGTATTTTTTACTATGGAAATGACAAGAAAACAAATGATACGAAGAGGTTGGAGGTCTATTGTTGGACAGACAAAAGAACCAATGACAGTAAAATTTCCTTATTTTGTACAAAATGAAGCTACTTTGAAATATGGTATAGCTTACAAAAAATTGCACAAGACTGGAGTAAATGTTACTAAAATTGAATATCAGCAAAGTAAATTGCGGAAAATGCTAAGGAATGGTTCAGTAAGGATACTGTCTATTCCAGCATACCGTTCTACAGTAGAAGATATTGAGAATCATTTGGATGTACTACAGTTATACTCAAGTTATACCCCAGATGTTGTAGTAATTGATTATGCTGATTTGCTTATTCCAAGTCGATATAAAGGAACTGAATATCGGCATCAGTTGGATGATATTTGGAAAGGGTTAAGAAGAATATCTCAAGAACGTAATATTCTTGTTATTACTGCTTCACAAACGAATAAAGCTACTTTTGATAGAGATGTAAGAAAAAATGATAGTGCAGAAGATAGTAGAAAGATAGGACATATAACTTGTGGATTAGGATTAAATCAAAAGGATTCTGAAATAGAAAAAGGAATATTACGAGTAAATCAGTTAGTAGTACGTGAGGAGAAAGCTACAACTGAGCAAGTGATTGTATTAGAATGTTTGGATATATGTAAGCCAGTATTGGACAGTAAATTTGTTCATGAAATAAATTTGGATTATGAAATACATGAGAATAAAAGACGTAAAAGAAGAACTATAGATACGGAGGAATAGTACTATGAAATTATCTAAGAAGAATTTTCAAGATGCTGTTAAAATAGCAATGATGGCTACTACACAAGATTCTACTGTATATGCCAGTGGGGATTGTTTGTTGTTTGATAATAATACAATTTATTCTTATAATGGGTATACAAGCATAGCAAAAAAATTTATTACAGAAGAACCGTTGCAAGGAGCAGTAAGAGCAAAGGAATTATTCAGTATTATAAATAAGATACAGGATAAAGAATTTGAAATAAAAGATATTGGGAAATCATGGAATATAAGGGCTGGAAGGGCTAATTATGAGCTAGTAAAAAAAGCCGATTTAGAATTAAATAGTATAGAAAGGATAATTCCCAAAGATAATGAATGGATTTATATTCCTGATAATTTATTTGAGGCACTTAATTTTTGTATTCTCAATGACAATAATACGAATATTTTTATTGGTGATGATGTAGTATATTCTACAGATGGGTTTAGGATTTATCAATATAAATTGAGCACTCCGATGACAAATAAAGTGCTAATCAATACACAGTTGGTTAAAAGTGTGGTATGTTTTAACAATATTAAAGAATATGCTATAACAAAAGGTTGGATTCATTTTAGAGATGATGATGGTTCAATTATATCTGTTAGAAAATATGATACTTCTCAATATCCTAAAGATGAAATAGAGAGGGTAATAAAAGAAAATACTGATGGCGATTATGTAAAATGTGCTATTCCAGATATGTTGATACAAGTTATTGATAGAGCTTCTATTTTATCAAAAGAAGTAGATAAATATGATGCAATTACAATGAAACTTACTAATACTGGTATTACAGTAAAATCAAATAATGAATATGGTAAATTTGAAGAATCTACAGATGCGGAAATACCTTATAATGCTGAATTTGTAGTCAGTGTTATTATGTTGAAAGATTGTTTGAAGGATACTGATTCATTCTATATAAGGAAGATAGCAGTAAAAGGAACTGCAAAGGAAACAGTTAATTTAGTATTTTCCAGTAGTAATGGAATAAAAATACTATCAACAATGGATTAGAATATGCCACGTTCATTCTTTGATAAAAATAAATTATTAGAAATAAATTATAAAGAACCTACTATAAGAGTAAAGAAGAATAACATAATAAGTTGTGAAGAATGTGGTTTATATAAACACTGTAACAGTCCTAAAATGGAAGCGAGTGGAGAAGGTAGGCTAGGCATTCTTATTATAGCAGAAGCTCCAGGAGCTGAAGAAGATTTACAAGGAACACAGTTAGTAGGAAGGTCTGGTAGATTACTTAGGGAAGTGTTACATCTTATGGATTTAGATTTGGATAGAGATTTTTGGAAGACAAATGCAATATCCTGTAGGCCACAAAACAATAAAACACCAAGTATATTACAAATAAATGCTTGTAGAAATAGAGTAAAAGAAGTTATAGATAAATATAAACCAAAGGTAATAATCCCTATGGGGTATACTGCAATGATATCCCTTGTAGGGGATAAAATAACAGGAAGAATAAAAGGTTTGTCTATGACTGATTGGGCTGGTTGTATTATACCAGACCAAGATTATAAATGCTGGATATGTCCTACATGGCATCCATCTTATATTATAAGGAATGAAGATGGCAGTGAAAATAGTGTAGTAAAGAAACAGTTTATAAACAATATAAGAGAAGCAGTAAAATTAGCAGAAAAACCTTTTTATACAAGCAATTATTTAGGAGATTGTATTGTAATAGACAAGATGGAAGAAGCCATTGATATAATACATAAAATGAGAGAAGCACCTATTGTAGCATTCGATTATGAGACTACAGGTAAGAAACCTTATAGGAAAGGCCATAGAATTGTATGTGCTTCTATTTCTGATGGGGTATTTGGTTATTCATTTCCATTTTTTGATGATGATGATTTTAGGAATGAGTGGAAAGGATTTTTATTAAGTAAAACACAAAAGATAGCACATAATGCAAAATTTGAACGGATTTGGACAAAAGTATTATTAGGATATTGGCCAAAAAATATCAAATGGGATACTTTACTTGCAGCGCACATTCTTAACAATAATAAAAAAGTAGGATTGAAATATTTACTTTACATTACATTAGGTATTATAGGATATGACAAAGATATCGATAAATAC